CCAAATGTTTAATCTGGAGGTTTATCATGGTTAAAAAGACTTACTCGGAAGCAATTTTTTCTGATCCTGAGCTTAAAACACCGGAGCATGATGCAGTTATGCTGTGGCTGGATCGCAATGCTAAGGCTGTATTCAGGGAAGCCAGCATGGGATCAAATGATATGGTGGTGTTGAGGAAGGTGTGGGAGCGCCCTGTCACTATGAAGTCTGGCAATTACAGGCGTGTGATCGGTTTTGTCGATATGGAAGTCGTGCTTGGGTTTCCAGAGATTAGTCGTCGGCGTGAAAGCCTGTCTGACATGGATGATGAGACGCGCACTTGGTTTGAAAGCGAAGGTTACTCAGATAACGGTGCCGGTTATCTTATCGCTGATGTTGAGGTGTTTAGAGAAGTAAATATCTATGTGGAGGTGAAACCTAAGATCACATCTATTGGTGAGCTTATCAGGCAGGTGCGTTTTTATCAGACGGCTTTGCCTGGTGATTCTGTTTTTGCTGTTGTCTCTCCTGATGACCGCTTTGCCGACATCCTGACAGAGCAGGGGTTCACCTTTATCAAGGCAGAGCATGTGAATGTAGGGCCGCAAGGGTCTCTGCTATGAATTTGACATCTAATGCTGTTCAGGCGCAATATTGCGGGGCTGAGGCGATAGTCTCAGTCAGGTTTGAGAGCCTGAATCACGGTGGACACAGCCACCCGTTACTGCGTGGCTTTTTTTGTGTCTGCAACTCCGTTTCACTTATGGTGGATCGGAGCGGGAAGCCTTCGGGCTTGCTGGCCTCCGTGACCAGTCTCTCAACCTGCTTCGGTCTACCGCCAGTGATTGAGAGCTCTGTCGGTAGATACATTTCTATCACGGAGCCAATCATGGCAAACACACCAGAAAACCCTTCAAAATCATCATCAAAAATCAATGAATCAGAAATTTCTGCCGAGATAAATCGTTACGTGCGAAATAAGGTCGCCTGGCTCAAGCACTCTCAGGAGCCGCTTGCTCGCCTATATCGCCTCGGCTTTCGCGTTGTTGATGGCGGTAAGTTGTGAGCGCCACTTCATTAAACGTCGTTGAGTGCCGGAACTGCGGGGCTTCTTATTGGGTGAATTTGCCTTTCACTGGTGTGATTGCTGGTGGCCCCTGCTGCTTTGATCATCCGGTGCTGGATATCGAGCGCTATCCGTCTGAACGGGCCGCTGTGCGGGCATACCCTGCATGGGAGGCGGCGCGCAATGCTGCGATGGCCAAGGCTGTCACCAATGCAGAGCAAGTGAGGTATGCGGCATGAGCGCTATTCAGATTGATTACGATGCTGGGAGGCAGATTTCTCTGATGATCTCAGAAAACAACGCTAGCGGCAGGCTGCGGGTAGGAAGTATTGGTGTTACATGGGCACCTTGTATTTCCCCTGGCAGGCATTGGTCTGAAAAGAGATGTCGCGATGTGTTGCGCATGCTGGTTTCGTGCGGTTTTGTGGTGATTGAAAAGGGGTTTACCGGAGGTGAGGCAATGGTGACTGAAAAGGGTTATGCGTATTTCAATATTCACAGGGGTGCGTATGCGTGAAATAACCAGACAGCAGTTGTCGAAAATGACAGCAGCCCAAGCGGCAAAAAAGGCCGGCCACCCTTCGCTGGAGTGGGTATCGATGCGGATAGGCAAACCAACATCAACATTGAGAAACTGGAAAAGAGAATATCCTGTGCTGTTTCTGGCTGTGATCAATGGGCTTGAGTCATGACTGACCAGGTGACCAAAGAAACTCCGACCGATTTTGCGAAGCGGATTAAAATGTCAAAATCATATATCACCAAACTCAAGGCTGATGATCGCCTGGAAACTGAGGTGAAGGGCAAGCGCTGGGTGGTGCTTGTTGAAGCCTCTCTGGCGAAGATGGCCGCCACCAAAGATGCCAATCGTGATGATGTCGCGAAGCGCCATGCTGAAAATCGCGAAACCGGAAAGAAAGATGTGCCGGCCTCCCCTGCTGAAGATCAGGCGCAACTCTCGTATCAGCAGTCGCGTGCTAAGAGTGAGTACTTCAAGGCTAAGTCTCAGGAGGCTGAATATCTCAAAATGATTGGTGAGCTAGTTGATGTGAGTGTGGTGAAAAAGGCCAGTGCGGATCTTGGCACGCTATTGCGCACATCGCTGGAGAATCTACAGGACCAGATGTCTGATGAGCTGGCTGCAGAAACAGATCCGCAGCGCATCTATGCCATGCTCGGTGAACACTTTGAAACGACATTGATTGAGATCAGTCGCAAATCAAGTCAGATGATGGATGCACAGGCATGACAGAATCAGGGCTGGCTGATGGACGCGCTGTACTGATGGGTGGTTTTGCTCGGTCATGTAAACCACGCAAGCGCCTGACTGTCAGCGCCTGGTCTGATCGCCATCGCGTGCTGACTGGTAAGTCAGCTCAGGTGTCCGGGCAATGGCGTACTGGTCGCATGCCGCATACGGAAGAGCCGATGGACATGCTCTCTCTGCACTCCCCTGCCTATAAAGTGGTTTGCATGTTCCCCATCCAAATGGCAAAGACTGAGATGGGTTTGAATTTTATCGGGTATACCATTGACCATGCACCAGCGCCCATGTTGTCGGTGCAGCCCACGCTTGAATTGCGTGATCGTTATGTGCTGCAGCGCATCAATCCACTGCTTGAATCGACTGAGTGTATTGCCGACAAGTTCAGTGTGAAGTCCAGGCGCGATGCTTCAAACTCGCGTGACCTGAAAGATTTCCCCGGCGGCATGCTGGTGCTTGGTGGTGCCAACTCGGCATCATCACTTTCATCCATGCCGATTAAAAACGTGGTAGCCGATGAGGTGGATAAATTCCCTCATGATCTCGGTGGTGAGGGTGACCCGCTCGGTCTGATTGAAGGCCGTCAATCCAACTTTAGCCGCTCCAAGATTCTGGTGATATCCAGCCCGACCATGAAAGATGCCAGCCTGATTGAGGCTGAATATCTCAGCGGTGATCAGCGCAAGCGCTTTCTCCCCTGCCCTCATTGCTCTGAGTATATTGAGTTGAAATGGAAACAGTTGCAGTGGACAGCAATCGATGGCGTGGTCAAAGAGGTCTGGTATGTTTGTGAGCATTGCGGCTCTGAGATTGAAGAGCATGAAAAGGCCACTATGTTGGCTGCCGGCAAATGGATTGCTCAGAAAAAAGCAGCTCCATATCCGAGTTACAATATCAATGCGCTCTATAGTCCGAGAGGCATCGGGCGCACATGGACAGATCTTGTATATCAAAAGCTGGCCGCACAAGGCGACCCGATCAAAGAGAAGCGTTTTGCCAATACCCGTATGGCTGAAACATATGAAGATAATCGCCACAGCTTGAAACCGAGTGTATTGATGGAGCGCCGGGAAGATTACGCACTGAAAACCATCCCGCCGGGCGTGCTGGCTCTGACTGTTGGATTGGACACGCAGAATGATCGATTGCCGCTGCAGCTGCTTGGCCATGGCCGTGGTGGTCGCGTGTGGGTGCTGGATTATGTTGAGCTGCCTGGTGATCCGAACAATGTGGTGCCTGACTTTATCGAGAAAAAAGGCGTGTTGTATGACTATGTGAATCAGACCTTTGTGAATGCCTGGGGCAAAGCGATGCGCATTCAGGCAGTGGGTTGGGACACCGGTGGCCATCGTACTGATGCGATCTATACAGCGTGCAGATCCAAGGTTGTATCGCGCCTGCTGGCCATGAAGAGCTGGAGCATTGGCGGCAAGCCGGTGCTGGCTGCCCGCCCCAGTCATCAGGATGTGAAGTGGAACGGCAAAATCAACAAACGCGGCGTGGCGTTGTGGATGGTTGGATCTGATACAGCCAAAGACATTATCATCGGCCACCTGGTTGGTGATGAAGAGAAGTCGGCAGATGATCGCATGATCCACTTCAGCATCGGGCTTGATGAAGATTATTTCAAAATGCTATTGGCTGAAAAGTTTGATCCTGAAAAGAATCGCTACGTGAAGAAATCCGGCGTGCGCAATGAGTCGATCGACACATTCGTTTATGGCATCGCAGCTGCCCGCCATCCATCGCTGAGATTGCACACAAAAACCAAAGCTGACTGGGACACGCTTGAGAAGATGCTGCAACCCACTGAGCTGGTGCAGGGTGCAGATGGTGTATATCGGGCTGTTGATGATGCATCTGCACCAGAGACTGTGTCGCGTGAAAGCAGTGAACCAGAATACACTCAAAAGCGCGGCATCAGATCCCGCCGCAAAGGCCGCCGCAGCGGCTTTGCAAAGAACTGGTGATGGCCTATGTCTGAAAACGATATTGTTGCCGATATTTTGCAGCGCTTTGCTGAGCGTCTGGGTGCTGATGTTTGCCCGCCGGATTTGCTCTCAAGCATCGATCAGGAGGTGCGGCATCAGTGGAGTGGTGTCGATGTTTATGTGCAAGGCAACAAAACCAAACATCGCAATCATCTGTTGATGGCTGACTATCTCAAGGGAAAACCTGTCGATCAGCTGGCTGCCAAGTACGCCATCACGCCGCGCCGGGTGCGCCAAATAGTGAATCGAAAAAAGTGAAGTGTTTCCCCTAAAAGGTTTCCGCACAAATGAGGATTGTTGCGAACCATGGCCCTCATCCCAACAAGCGCACCCGCATCATTTCACGCTGGCGACACTGTTCGCTGGCTTGTTGATGCGCCGGATTATCTGCCTGCTGATGGCTGGGCTATTCATGTCAACTTAACCAACGCACTAGAAACCACGACCGTGCTGAGCGCCGATAATGGCGATGGTCGTCATCTGGTCACAATCACGGCGGCTGCATCCACTGTAATCACTCCCGGTGATTATAATCTGGTGGCTGCGGCTCAAGATGGCACTGATCGTTTCCCTGTCACTGCGGATCAAATCACAGTTCGCCCGAATCTCACCGCTGCTGCCGATGGTCGCACGCATGTCAAAAAGACTCTTGATGCGCTTGAGGCATGGGTTGAATCAAGCAATCCCGGTGTTGCTGAGTATCAGATCGCCGGCCGTACTATGAAGTATATCCCTATTGCTGAGTTGCTGGCACTTCAAAGCAAGTATCGCCAGCTCTATAAAAATGAGCTGAATGCCGATCGTTTGAGTAGTGGCAAACGACCGCGCCGTCGCCTGCTGACAAGGATGCAGGGATGAACGGTGGCATCGTATTGCGCCCTGATCTGACGATCGGGCAGGAGAACCTACAACGTGAGCAAGGCTCCCCCATTCTTAATGCGTGGTTAGCTGAGCGAAAACTAAAACAAGGATCTGCACCAGTATCCACATCAGGGCGCAACAAACGCAACTATACAGGGGCTGGCATCAGTCGCTTGAATACCGGTTGGGGCACTGTACCGACCCCGCCCAACTGGCACTTATGGCAGGGCTTGCAAGCACTGCGCGCCCGTTCTCGTGAACAGGCCCGCAACAATGATTATGCCCGCCGATTCATCGCCATGTGCAAATCAAACATTATTGGCCCCAACGGCATCACCATGCAGTCGCGTGTTGCTGATGCTGATGGCAAGCCTGATAAACTTATCAATGATGCAATCGAATCCGCCTGGTGCGAATGGTCGCGCTATTGCGATATTGGTGGTCGTTTAACGCTGGCTGAAATGTGTCGCTTGATCGTCGCCACTGTCGCCACTGATGGTGAATGCCTGGTGCGCCGTTTTAATAGCGGGCCTTCTGGTTTTCAGCTCAAGTTGATTGATCCTGAGCTACTGGATATTCGTTTCAATGAGATCCGCCAGAACGGCAATCGTGTGCGCATGGGTGTCGAGATGGATCAACACGGCAAACCCGTCGCATATTATCTGTTGGATGATCAGGGTGATCTGTATCAATCCAGCTACTACACCGGCAAACATATTCGTGTGCCGGCCGATCAGATACTGCACCTGTATCTGCCAGAGATGATTGACCAGGCACGTGGTGTGCCATGGATGGCATCGGCATTGGTTCGCATGAAAAACCTGCATGGTTATGAAGAAGCTGCAGTGATTGCGGCGCGTATTGGTGCCAGCAAGATGGGTTTCTTTCATGCTAAAGAGGGCGAAGGTCCAGAACCGCTGGCTGATGATGAAACGATTGATGGTGAATTCATCCAGGATGCTGAGCCGGGTGCATTTGAGGTGTTGCCTGAAGGTTACGATTTCACAGCGTTTGATCCGGATTATCCGCATCAGCAGTTTGGTGACTTTATCAAGGCTACGTTGCGCGGCATCTCTTCCGGTTTTGGCGTTTGTTACAATGGCCTAGCCAATGATCTTGAGGGTGTGAATTTCTCATCTATTCGTGCTGGCGTTTTAGAAGAGCGTGAACACTGGAAAACACTTCAATCATGGTTCATTGATGGCTTTATGCGCCCGGTGTTTGAGTCCTGGCTTGATATACAGCTGACACTTGGGACTATAAAAACACCAACCACAAATGGCATGCCAAAGGCTTTGCCTGCCGATCAGTTTGAGCAATTCCGCAAGGTTTCATTCCAGCCGCGTCGCTGGGCTTGGGTAGATCCGGCCAAAGATATGAAGGCCAATGAGAATGCCATCAAGCTGAATCTGAAATCACGCTCCGAAATCATCCGTGATATGGGTCGTGATCCCGATGAGGTGTGGGCAGAAATTCAACGTGAAAATGAGCAGATGAAAACGCTGGGGATATCTCCGGCCGCAGCTGATGCTGCTACAGGGGCCGCCAATGGATAAAATCAACAAAATAACACTGGGGCGCATGCAGGCTGAATCGCTGCATCGTGAATTTAAACTTGATCAGCGCTCGATTAATGAAGAAGAGCGCACTGTTGAGATCGCATTTTCATCTGAGGCTGAGGTTGAGCGCTGGTTCGGTATTGAGATCCTTGATCATGGCAAAGGCTCTGTGCGTATGGGTCGTATGACTAATTCGGCAGCTCTGCTAATGGATCATAATTCTCGCGATCAGATTGGCGTGGTTATGTCTGCAAGCATCGATAGCGACAAGGTTGGCCGTGCCGTGGTTCGTTTTTCCAAGTCAGTGCGTGGCCAGGAGATCTTTCAGGATGTGATTGACCTCATTCGCACCAAGATTTCAGTCGGTTATCGCATCCATGAAGCCCAGCTTGAAAAGACAGGTGATGATGGTGACAGCTACCGCATCACCGACTGGGAACCTTATGAGGTTTCATTCGTATCTATTGAGGCAGACACCACCGTTGGTGTTGGCCGTTCTGATGAATCCGCACAAACCGAATCCGCAGCAGCGGTGATCAAGGCAGGCGCTATGCCTGAACTCAAAAGAGAAAAGGAGGTTGTCGTGGAAAATGACAACAACAACGCAGCGCCAGACTTGGACGCTGTTCGCACACAAAGTGGTGCAAATGCAGTAAAACTGGAGCGTGAACGCACCAAAGAAATTGGAGTGATCGCAGATCGCGCCGCCAAGCAGTTGCCTGAAGTGGTAGCGCTTGCACGTGCGGCTATCGAATCCGATCAGTCGGTTGATGCATTCCGTGAAGTTCTATTGAACAAGCTCAATGAAAAGGCTGCTCTGCAGCGTAGTCCTCTCGGTCTGACTGATCAGGAAAGTGAATCATTCAGATTTTCTCGCCTGTTGCATGCCGCAGCGACCAATGATTGGGCCGGTGCCGGTTTTGAACGTGAAGTGTGTACTGCTATGGCCAAGCGCATGGGCGGCAAACATAAAGGCTTGATGATTCCTACTGATGTGCTGTCGCGTGCTGTGACCACTACTGTGGCTGCAAGCACTATTCAGACTGATGTGCTGGCAACCAGCTTCATCGATCTGCTGCGTTCTAAGATGAAGGTGCGCGCTCTCGGTGCAACCGTACTCGGTGGACTGGAAGGTAATATCTCCATTCCACGCCAGACCGGTGGCGGTGCTGCTTACTGGGTTGCTGAAGGCGGCCAACCGACCAATGGTGATCAGGCGTTTGATAATGTGGCGCTTTCTCCGAAAGGTGTTGCAGCCACTACACAGACCACTTTGCAGAATCTGACGCAGTCTAGTCTGGATATGGAAGCCTTCATTCGTCGTGATATCGCCATGGTGCTGGCGCTTGGTATCGATCTCGCATCCTTGTTTGGTACAGGTGCAAACAATCAACCAACCGGCATTGTTAATACTGCCGGCATTGGTTCTGTTGCGATGGGTGCCAATGGTGCAGCTCTGACC